CTGGGGCACAACATAATGTTGTGGTTGTAAAATAACAAAACATGCAACGAATATAAACTAAGAAATACATAGAAGGTTGAAATGGAATGCTGTTCGTTGATTTGAGAAATATTAAAGGCCTAACCAGTAAAATACCAGTACTGACAAATAATATCTGACAAGTTATCTCACCACGGACATGAGTTACCCGAAATGAGACAAAGCATTAAAGCAAATAAGAAACAAATAAATAAAATAAAATGAGCCGTTTAAGTCGTGAGTGGGAATAAACATGAACATTCAAAACAAATATATTTAAAATTTTTATATTTTTAAAATTAAAGTGGGGGAACAATGTTACCATTGATCTGTGTAATGAAAACAGTCGCAGCCACGGTACCACCGCCAGTAGCCAACGTTGAGTTAAGATTGATTGTAGCCTGTACAGCACCAGGTGCATTAATACTGACTACTAGCACGATCGACCCCATATTGGCGGCCGCGGGTGCAAGTTGTGATACAGTATTGGAACCAGGAAATGAAACCTGATCAGCAGCTCCGGTGTTGGATTGGAACAATGCTAATAACGCGCAATTGGCAAAGACAGAGTTAGCCGTAGCGAACTGAAGAGCATTAGTGAAGCCACCAGAAGCCGTCATTGAAACAACAATCAAATACGTACCAATAGTGACCTGAGGAGGAAACACAATGGCTCCCGTAGCAGCAATACTAGAACCTAGCAAACCAGAAAGGGGATTAACCGCCAAACCGGAAGCCGGAATTAATACGCTGGTACTAGAACCAGTTTGATACACATAATGATCGGACAGCAAATTTAGGCCTTGACCAATGGCATACAATGGTTTATAAAAGGCGATTTCATATGTGAGCCAAAACTCACCTATCACCGAAGCACTAGCTTGACCTTGAGTAGCGAGCTGAAGATTTCCCAAAAAGTATGTTTTAGGGTCTTGTCCAGTTGGTACAGAACCTGATAAAACATACCTATGTGCGGAACCAAAAGCCGTTTGCCCAGGGGCACATTCAATAGCATGGAACATCGACTGATAAGGAGCACAGGATGTTGCATACTCATAATTTTCCATGGCAACTTTAGACGTAAAATTCGGTTTCGTGACGTTATATTCCGTAGCGAATACAACGGCACCATTGGCATTAGTTGAGGTAAGCGAAATTAATGGTTTATATTCCGCTATAGCACCTAAAAAGGCGTATTCCTCAAAAGCAGCAGCAATGGCTGACAACCAAGTAAAAAGTCTATTATTACCAGGATTTAACAAGAATGATTGATTAGTGAAGGCGACAGATGAATTTATGTCAGTTACATATTCACGGTGTCTAAAGATAAATGCAGGCCCCAGATTTTTGATCATCGGAGCTTGCGTACCGGCACAGAGGGAGTTACAATCGACATCGTGGTCTGAGACAACGACGTCTGGATCCTTGTAGTCCCCGAGTCCGATAAGCTTTTTAGCTTTGTCCTGAAGGAAATCACCAAGTTTAGAACCCAACCCGCCCAATAAGTCCCCAAAGTACCCACCATGTCCCTGAGCGAAGCCACTTTGATGATTATCGGTGGCAACGCTAGACAGAGACTTAGTAGGAGAGGCCTTTTTGGCAGCTTTGCGCTTTTGACGGCGCTTAAGATTCTTGCGTTGAGATTTTGATAGGACTGACGTAGGCATAGGTAAATAGAATGTAAAATAAAATCACCAAATATATAAATAAAAGAAGGGAGTAAGGAAATCAGATTTAAAACAAAATAAAGAAGTATATAAAATATAAACCAAATTACTTGAAACAAATAGATAAAAGAGAAACAAAAACAAAAGAAAATAGAAATGAACACAAATGCGACACTTAGCATAAAACGTAATAAGAACAGATACTTTAGTTCGTTAGGTGAAGGGACTAGTTTACACCTAATGAAGAAATTTACAGATTCTTCTACTACAATTTCCAGCTATGAATTCGCGACACGTGGGCTTAACGCCTGTGTGTAAAAATTGACAATTTGGAAATTTGCAATTCTCTTTCGAGAATCTACAAGACCGGATGGGTTTCTTATTAGCCTCAACCGCCTCTTGATGAGGAACAGACGGTGTGGCAGATTTGATCTCCCCGGCATGTACAACTTCCATAGCAATCTTAGGGGCTTCTCGGCCCATTGTGACAAATACATCTTCCAATGTTTTAGCTTCCCGAATCTCACCACCAATTCGACGAATATCGGCCGCAGTTAAACCACAATTATCGGCAATGACTTCTAATGCAAGCAGGTCGTTTGCGGGGGGAGCTTCAAATTGGTCACTAAATTGCGACCAGTAAGATGCATCCTGAGATAATAACATCTCATAACCCTTACAAACAGGACCAACAATCCGCATGATAGAACGGCACATAACACTCAAAATGGGTGTGTGTGGGTCTGATAACAAGTAAGCAGCAGCCCGCCGGTACAATATTAATTCCCGGGGTACGTAGGCCGGCAGATGTGTCATGTGTATTTTACCACACTGA